AACCGCTCCGGATCACCCCAATACGATGGGGTAGCATAGTTGACTGCCTCAACCAACTTGTTGAGTTGATCAACATAGTATGTTTGTATAGCACAACTATAGGTTAAGTTCACATAATCCGGCACCACAATCAATTGGTATGTTTGAAGCGGTACGCGGTTGGTTAACACATCGAAACTCGAGTACGCGTTACGCGCCGTGTAACTAGTACCCCAGGTAACATACAAATGTGGATGATTGGCGTCCAGTTTGTTTGGTAAGGCACGGTTTTTTTCTACTGTGTTTCGCTTGAACATGATTAGCGGGGCCAATATTTTCCCGTTCTTGTCCTTGTAGTATCCGTCCTTTTGTGCCGATTTCCATCGCTCTGGTGAGCCATAGATAATGGGTACAGCAACGCGGTTACCGTTTTGTATCACGTGTGGCTGAATTACCTCGTTGAAATAGTACATGATTGCCTCATCGTGGTCGTATAACCCGATTGAGATGGGTTTGTATGAGTCACCACGCGTGGATAACTGTTCCGAACGGTTAAATTCGGTGCCGCTCTGTTCATCTGCGGTAAACTGGCGGAATTCCTTTGGGTCGTTCGGGTTACCTGCTGTTTCACCTGTTTCCGGGTTTACATATGGTTCCACGAGCGAGTTGGATATCTCTGCCTGTTTCTTTGTGCGTGGTTTTCTTGTTTTGGCCATTACGTGTTGTTAACGACAATACATATTACATATTTATGGGAAAATACCAATTTAATGAATGACAAATTAAAGCAACTCGAAATACAAAAGCTGATGCAGGAGTACAGCTACTTGATGCTGGACTCACAGTACAAAGATGAGTTGATAGATGATGCGCGAAATCGGTTCATGGAAACGGTGCGTGATATAATGGGTAAGCCACCTACCCCACAGCCAACAACACAAGATGTTGATCAACAGCAACAACAAAGCGCGAATAAAAAAACGATAGATCCATCTACGGTTGATCCATTGGTGCGTGCCAAGGTAAAGCAAATATACCGCAGTATAGCCAAAGTAACACACCCGGATAGAGCAACAACTGATGAACACGTTGATGCATATGTGCGTGCAACTAAAGCAGCCGATGAGTTCGATTTGTTTGAATTGTATGGTATATGTGCTTTGCTAGGGATACACTACATAATTGACTTTAATGACAAGCCATTGCTACAACAGCACATCAAACACAAACGCGAACAACTAAAATCGATTGAGCAATCATACATTTGGTTGTGGGCCAACGCCGAAACACAAGAGGAACAAGATAGACTGGTGAAACAGTTTATCGATATGTACGGGGATAAAGTATAACCCAAATATAAATGGAAAAACAAAGGGGACTCTTGCGAGTCCCCTTCTATATTCTATGCTGGGTTAGCTTAGAAAGTGATTGTAGTTAAGCTACCGTATACACCGTAGAATACCACTTTGTCAGTTGCAACTGGTGCTACTCCGAAAGTAACTCCTGTTGCCATACCGTTTGCAGTATTTACTGTATAGTCACCTGCCTCAAGTAATAGACCGTTCAAGTAAACTTGCTCTGAATCCATTTTAACAGCGTTTACAAATGGGAATGCAGTTGCAGTACCGTTTGGCGCTTGAGTAGATGTGTTTTTCTTAGCGTATACCGCGTCGAAGTTAGCAGCGTTTACAGTGTTGATTTCGTTGATTACCTCAACAAATGAATCAATGTTTGTAACATCTGTGTTGCTAATGATGTCAGCGATAGATTGGCTTAATCCAGCTTCAACACCAGTTGCTCTTGTTTCCTCAGCGTCGATTGCTGCAGCGAAAGATGCAGACAATGCAGTTAAGTCAACACTGCTTGAGAAGTTTAATGCAGCGATAGAAGCAGACAATGCAGTATCACCTGCGATTCTTGCAGCAACTTCAGTATCCATTGCAGCAGCGGATGATGCGCTGTTTGCAGCGTCAGCAGCTGTTAATGTAGCAACTTCAGCGATCAATGAAGCAGATAAAGCAGCTTCAGCAGCTAATGCTCTTGTTTCTTCAGCATCAACATCAGCAATTCTTGCAGCGATTTCAGCAGTCATTGCAGCAGCGAAAGATGCGCTGTTTGCAGCTTCAGCAGCCATTGCTCTTACTTCTTCAGCAGCGATAGATGCAGACAATACAGCCTCAGCAGCTAATGCACGAGTTTCCTCAGCATCAACGTCAGCGATTCTTGCAGCTGTTTCAGCAGCTAAAGATGCGCTTAAGATTGTGTCAGCAGCCTCACGTGCAGCGATTTCACCAACGATTGCAGCAGCAAATGATGCACTGTTTGCAGTGTCAGCAGCAGCTCTGTCAGCGATTTCTACAGCTAATGATGCAGATAAAGCAGCATCACCTGCGATTCTAGCAGCAACTTCAGTGTCTAATGATGCTGAAATTGAGTTAGCGAATGCAGCAAATGCATTGTCGTTTGCAGTGTCAACAGAGTTGATTAATGCAACGATTTCTGCGAATGTATCGTAGTCAGCAACAGATGCAGACAAGATAGCGTCGATTCTGTTTTTCTCGTTTGTAATTGCAGTAGCTAAAGATGCACTGTTTGCAGTGTCAGCAGCAGCTCTATCAATTGACTCAGAAGTTAATGCAGCAGCAAATGAAGCAGAAGCAACAACGTCAGCAGCATTTCTGTCTGCGATTTCAGTTGCGATTGCAGCAGCTAAAGATGCACTGTTTGCAGTATCAGCAGCCTCACGTGCAGCGATTTCAGCATCCATTGCAGAAGCAAAAGAAGCAGATGCAGCAGCGTCAGCAGCGATTCTTGCAGTAGCCTCAGCAGTTAATGCTGTAGCGAAAGATGCACTGTTTGCAGTATCAGCAGCAGCACGAGCAGCCTCTTCAGTTGCCATTCTAGCAGCAACAGATGAAGATAATGCAGTGTTAGCAGCAACACGAGCAGCAGATTCTGTAGCTAATGCAGCAGCAGCAGATGCACTTACAGCTGTATCAGCATCAACAGCAATTTTTCTAGTGATGTAAGATAAATCACCGTATCCAGCTAATGTAGATGGTTGAGCAACAGCTGTGATTAAACCAGCGAATGCACGAGTACCGTTTGAACCAGTACCTACTGTATCCATCAATCTAACAGAAGAACCAGAAACCTGGATAGTTGCGTTATCTACAGATGGGAAAGCAGCAATTGATTGGCTTAATGTAGTATCAGCAGCAGCACGAGCAGCTTCTTCAGTAGCTAAACGTGTAGCAACAGATGAAGATAATGCTGTATCAGCAGCAGCTCTTGCAGCAGCCTCAGTAACTACAGCAGCAGCTAAAGATGCACTGTTTGCAGTTCTTGTAGCCTCTTCAGTAGCTAAACGTGTAGATAAAGATGAAGATAAGTTTGTGTCTGCAGTAGCGCGTAATGTAGCTTCGTTGTTAACTGCAGCTGCCATAGATGCAGATAATGCAGTTAAGTCAACACTGCTTGATAAGTTCAATGCAGCAATAGATGCAGATAACTCAGTGTCACCAGCAATACGAGCAGCTTCTTCAGTACCTAATGCAGTAGCGAAAGATGCGCTGTTTGCAGCGTCTGCAGTTTCGCGTGCAGCGATTTCTGCGTTTAAGTCAGTAGCAAATGATGCGCTGTTTGCTAATCTAGCAACTTCTTCAGCAGCAATAGATGCAGATAAACCTGCTTCAGCAGCCAATGCACGAGTTTCCTCTGCGTTTACGTCTGCGATACGGTCAAGGATTTCTTGAGCCAAGTTAGCAGCGATAACAGCTTCAGCAGCAGATGAACGAGATACTTCAGTATCTAAGTTTGCTTGAAGTGTTTGGTCAGCAGCTAAACGTGTAGCAGCTTCAGCGTCGATGTTACCTTGTAATGTAGTATCAGCAGCTGTTCTGTTTGAAATTTCAGTTTCTAATGAAGCTGAGATAGACGCGTCAAATGAAGTTGCGCGGTCGATTTCTGATGCTAAAGATGCAGATAAAGCAGCATCACCAGCAATACGAGCAGCTACTTCAGCATCCATTGATGCGCTTAATGCAGCGTCACCAGCGATACGATCAGCAACTTCTTGTGCTAATGCAGCGTCGTTTGCTAATACGTAAGCAGCAAATGCTGTATCGTTTTCAGTATCAACTGAGTTGATCAAGTTAACGATTTCTACGAATTGGTCGTAGTCAGCGTTTGATGCAGATAAGATGGCATTGATACGGTTTTTCTCGATTACGATTGAACCAGATAATGCTAATTCAGCAGCTAATGCTCTTGCTTCTTCAGCAGCGATTGCAGCATCCAATACACCTTCAGCAGCTAGTGCACGTGCCTCTTCTGCGTCAACGTCAGCGATACGATCAAGGATCTCTTGCGCTAAGTTAGCAGCGATTGTGTTTTCAGCAGCAGTTGCTCTTGCAGCTTCATCATCGATGTTACCTTGTAATGTTTGGTCAGCAGCTTGAGATGCAGTTGCTAATGTGTTGATGTTTGCTTGTAATGTGTTATCACCAGCAATACGAGCAGCTTCTTCAGCAGCGTCAGCAGCTAAACGAGAAGTTACTTCAGCAGCTAAAGATGCAGATAAACCTGCTTCAGCAGCTAATGCTCTTGTTTCTTCAGCGTCTACGTCTGCGATTCTTGCAGCAACTTCAGCAGCCAATGAAGCAGATACAGCCTCATCACCAGCGATACGTGCAGCAATTTCTGCGTTCATTTCAGCAGCGAAAGATGCAGACAATGCAGCGTCAGCAGCGATACGAGCAGCTTCTTCAGCAACTAAAGATGCACTTAATGCAGCTTCAGCAGCTAATGCACGAGTTTCCTCAGCATCAACGTCAGCGATACGAGCAGCAACTTCTGCTACCAATGATGCAGATAAAGCAGCCTCAGCAGCTAATGCGCGAGTCTCTTCTGCGTCAACATCAGCAATACGAGCAGCAGTTTCAGCAACCAATGAGGCGCTTAACGCGGCGTCAGCCGATACTAAGTCCGCTAAGTCTTGTACTAACTCAGGAATATCGCTTTTTACGATCCCTGTAGGTGAAGTAATCACCGCGTTGTTTAATACTAAGTCGGACTGTTTGTTTAATACAATTTTAGTCAATGACATGTTCAAATAATTTAAACGGTTAAATAAATAGGTTACATGAACCGGAATTACCTGTTAAATAACAAGTTTTTCAAGTTCTTTATGGCATTGGTGTATGCCAACGGTTCGCACGAACCAGTTTCCGTTAAATACTCATCTACATGTGATAATAAATCAGGTGCTGAATTGAAAATGAATGTGGATTTTGTTTTGTTTTTCTCCACTGTACACTTGTGTCCTTTTACCTTTAAATAGGCTGTTAAATATAAATCTGATGTTAAATATAGGGCGTTGTTCTCCATGCTTTGGGAATATCTTGGTTTACATATTATCTTATTATACGTATGGTGAAAATTATAAAACGATACACTGCTCTACCTTTTTCTACACTTCATAGTAATACGTGCACCTCAAACGGGATCCACTTTCTGGGGCAGTGGTAAATGAAATTACATTTGCGTTCATGCTATAGTCTTCTCCGCTACTTTCCTGTAGTATACCGTTTAAGTAAACGTGTTCTGAACCGAGTATAGGTTCGTGTGCTAGAGCAAATGATATGTTTGTACCATCAACAGCACCATATGGCTGTTCTTTGTCTGCAAATAAACGCACTATGGTTGTTGCAGCATAGTAGTAGGTACAGTGTAGTTTCATACCAGCCAATAATGGCTCACAGAATGTGATTACGGAACCGGATATGGTATAGTCTGAATAGGGTCCATCCTCCACTAATATACCGTTTAAGTATAGGTGTTCTGAGCCCATAGCGGGTTCATTGCGTAGCTCAAATATAGCATTAGTACCATCGATGGAGCCAATTGGTACCTCTTTGTATACTTGTATGTTGGTTGATTTGGTGGTTGATAATGCTAAATCCACTACCGTTTCCAACATATTGCTTTGCGATTCCATTGTTTGAGTGAAATCGGAAATGGACGATGATATGGTTACATTGGATGATGATATATCTGCTGATAGTTCAACATAGTTGGTCACTACTCTATCCATAATGGATGATGAAACAGCAGCTACAGTATCTACTACAGATGATGACACAATAGCTACAGTATCTACTACAGATGAAGATACCGCCGTTATTGTATTATATATTGCATTAGATATATCGTTTGTATAACTAATGGCCATTGCTCTACTACGAAACTGATTGAGTTGTCTCAGTGGTGATGATGATGGTGCTTCTGCCATATTTTACTATATAATATATTTGAATATGTATTTTTTACAAGTTTTATATTTACCATTTAGATGGTACAACATGTTAATAGGATTTACTCCTATATACTCGGCGGCATTTTTAGCGGAAGGAAATTGTTGTATAAAATTTAGATTAATATCATATTGGGCAACAGGTTTACAATTTTTTCCTATTCTATTTTGACTTATTTTATCCCCCCAGGTTACTTTTCTACCCTTAAATGCTTCACCAAACCCTTGAGGTTTGGGTTTTTTCATTTTATTTATAGTTTCTTGATTCGGTCTTATTCCAGTTTTTGATTTGCTTATTTTCTTTTTGGTTTCTTCGGAATGATGACGTCCCTTCAATTGATTACTAATTTTTTTACGGGTTTCTTCGGTATGGGTTTTCCCCCTGTTAGCATCTCCAATTTTTTCTTTAGTAGATGGGGATTGGGGTCTTCCTTTAAGTTGTGCACTAAGTTTTTTCTTAGTAGAATCGTTCATAGTATATCCCCCCCACCCATTTTCAGTTCTAATATTGG